ACATGATGGCCGATCCCCGCGCCCGCGAGCTTGCCATTGCCGACAACCGCGCATCTGAGGTGTCGCTCGATTGGAATGCGGATGTACTGAAAGAGTTGGGCGATGAAATCGACCTCACGAAGTTCTGGTCGGCGGATGAGCTTGTGGGGCTATTGAGTTTGCAGCCTGAAGAATCCAGCGCAAAAGAGATTGATTCAGATTCATTCATCATGCAATGCAAGTGTCCGAAGTGCGGCTTCGAGTTCGACCCTCCAAAGCGTGAGATTCTATGAATCCGTGCGCTTGGCATCTTGCAGATATTGAGAGCGTTCCGAGCAACCTCAGACAAGATCGGCAAGTACATGATTGGCATGAGTGTACCGCCTTTGATGGCGAAGTATGTTGCGAGTGAAATTTGCAGACAATGGCTGAAGGTATAGAATCGTACGCATGGCAGACGAAGCCCAATCCGAGACGGCTGAAGTTCCTGAGAACACGAATGGGAACAAGACTCGGACGCTGCCAGAGGAAGCCAAGCCGTTCATGTGGAAACCGGGGGAGAGCGGGAACCCCGGAGGCCGTCCAAAGAAAAAGCCGCTAACTGATGCATACGCAGCACTTCTAGCCAAACCCATACCGAATGACAAGGAAGGCCGCACATTCGCCGAGGCTATCGCCCAGGCCATGATAAAAGAGGCCGTCAAAGGTAAGGTCAATGCAGCGAGCGAGATTGCCGACCGCATCGAGGGTAAGTCATTGCAGCGCGTGGCTGTATCGGATGGCGACCCGCTAACTGAGTTGCTGGCGGAGTTCCGCAAAGAGCATGAGGCGTTGCCGGACGCAGAGTAACTGGTACAATGTACCGTATGGTTAGGCACGATGTACCAATCTGCGAGTGTGACGATTGTGGGCACCGATGGATTGCAGAGGGCGGCTTACCCAAGCGTTGCCCATCGCGGAAGTGCCGATCAGTGAAATGGAATAGCGGGGTAGCTCAGTTGGCAGAGCGCATCCCTTATAAGGGTGAGGCCGCTGGTTCGATCCCAGCACCCGCTACCAAACCTGCGTACTATGTCCCTGTAAGATTTCGCCAGGGCAAGGGTAAGCCGGGTGAGCGGACATGATACTAAATTATGGGCCTCGGCTAAAGCGTTTTGCCTACTCTCCAATGGAGCGAGACAAACGCATCAACATCCTCACTGGGTCTGTCCGTTCGGGGAAGACGTGGGCGTTGCACCCCAAGATACTGCAAGCCTGTCGTTACAACGTGAGCGGCTGGAGAGTGCTGACCGGCGTCACGAAGCAGACCATCTTCAACAACGTCCTAAACGACCTCTTCAACCTAATAGGCCCATCGAACTACAGCTACAACCATCAATCGGGGATGCTGCGTCTGTTCGATTCGTCGTGGTTGGTGATGGGGGCAAAGGATGAGGGCAGCGAGAAATATGTGCGCGGATTGACCGTGGGCGTGGCTGTGGGGGACGAGGTTACGCTTATGCCGCAAGAGTTCTTCCAGATGCTCCTCACCCGCATGTCGCCCGATGGTGCGCGGTTCTACGGCACAACGAATGCTGGCGTTCCGATGCACTGGCTCAAGACTGAGTACCTGGACAATCAGGCACTGCGCACGGCTGGGCTGCTGTGGTCTGCGCACTATACGATGGAGGACAACCCAAACCTGAGCCAAGAGTACATCGAAGCGCAGAAGCAGCTCTACACCGGCGTTTTCTATCAGCGGTACATTCTGGGATTGTGGGTGGTTGCTGAGTCGTCCATCTACCGAGACGTGCTGGGGCCGCAGTGCAAGTATGACGATACCAGCCGACCAGAGGGACTTGAAAACCAGCGCGTACAGCGGTACATCTTCGTTGACTACGGGACTATCAACCCATGTGTGTTCTTGGAGGCGTTCGACGATAGCCGGACGGTTTGGCAAGATCGGGAATACTATTGGGATTCAGCGAAAGAGATGCGCCAGAAGACGGACGCGGAGTACGCAGACGACTTCGATGCGTTCGTGGGGTCAGAGAAGCGCGGTCTGATCGTGATTGTTGACCCGTCAGCGGCCTCATTCAAGCTCGAACTGGTACGGCGGGGGTATCAGGTCAAGAACGGTGAGAACGAGGTGCTAGAGGGCATCCGGCGCGTCTCGGCTGCGCTCAACATCGGTCTGTACCGCATCCATGCCAAGAACTGCCCCATGACAATCAAAGAGCTTGAGCAATATGCATGGGATGGAAAAGCTGCGAAGCGCGGGGAAGAGCAGCCAATCAAAGACCATGACCACACCCCAGATGCGCTCCGCATGGGGGTTATGAAGGTGATTCCGAAGTACCGGCTGGGCTGAATGCTTGCGTGTTATATTCGTAAGCATGGCGAATGCGAGCAATGGCGGCATGGCTAGGGCGAAATCGTTGAGTAAGCAGGCTCGATCTGCAATCGCAAGCAAGGCAGCATCGGCACGGTGGGCGAAGAATGACGCGGCTGCGGTGAAAGATATGTATGCGAACCAAGCTGCAAACATCGGATTCGGCACATCATCCGCCGTCAATGCTGGTCGGCACATCCCGTTCCGACTCTCGCTCGATTACCAGAAGCTCGTGTTTATGTATCGCGGAAGTTGGGTCATCCGCGCCGTGGTGGACACGAAGCCGCAAGATCAAAATAAGGCGTTCCCCACTCTTCTGACGCAGGTCACGCCAGAGGATATATCAGATTTCAATAGGGTTATTGCTGAGACTTGCACATTGCAGAAGTTCATCGAAGGGCGCAAGTGGGGGCGTCTATTCGGTGGTGCGCTGGGCGTCATCATCATCGACGGCGACAATGATCTATCGAAGCCACTCATCCTAGAAAACGTGCAGCCGGACAGCTATAAGGGCATGATCGTGGTTGATAGATGGAGTGGCATGTCGCCCTCGTCTGACCTCATCACCGACCGCAATAGACCGTCAGAGTACGGACTTCCTGTTTCCTATCAGATTTACACGGAAGCATCCGAATCGCTGAAAGTGCATCATTCCCGATGCTTGCGATTCGTTGGGCGTGACCTACCTTTGTTCGAGCGCCAGATCGAGCAATACTGGGGGATGAGTGAAATCGAGTGCATCCTCGATGAACTGCAACGCTACGACTTCGGCATGGCCGGGGTTGCCGATCTCATATCCCGCGCGAACGTCATGGTGTTCCAGAACGATATGCTGAATCAGATGCTATCGGGATTGAACCTGACACAGCAACAGATGGCCGATTACGCAGCGCGGATGCAGGCAGTGTCGGAGACGATCTCGACCAACGGACTGCTTGCGCTCGGCGAGAATGAACAACTTTTCACACACCAGTACGCATTTGGTGGGCTGTCCGATGTGATGAAGATGCAGATGACGGCCCTGTGCGGCGCGGCGGGGTATCCATTCTCTCGACTATTCGGCGATACGCAGACCGGGCTTGGGCAGTCGAACGAAGGCGACCTGCAAAACTACTACGACACATGCGACCAGGAGAGACGACAGAAGGATCGCCCGCTATTCGACAAACTCATCCCGATCATCTGCATGTCAACATGGGGTGAGGTTCCCGACGATCTGGACTATGCGTTTGCCCCGATTCGCACGATGAACTCGAAAGAGAAGGCAGACTTGGCGAAGGTGCAAAGCGAGTCCATCACCGGCTACTACAACGCTGGGCTGCTTGGCCGTAAGACGAGTCTCCGCGAAATCAAGACGACCTCGCAAGAGACGGGGCTGGGTACGAATGTCACAGATGAGATGATCGAGTCGGCGGACGATGAGGTTCAAGTGCCGCTAGAGATTGAGCAGGAAGAGGCCCGCGCCGGGACTGAGGAGTTTGGGGAAGGTAAGGGCGGCGTGAAAGAGGAGAAGACAGATGCCGCGAAGGACTCATGGTGGAATCGGCTCAAGCGAGGCGAATAGGTGTCTGACTTCCATCGTCCGCGTCGCATTGAAGACCAATACCGCTATGCGCTCGACAACCTCATGCGGTCATGGATGCATCTCCCGCGAACGCCAGACCTGGATTCCATTCTTGCGTACCTCAACAACGGGGGCGGCGTAGCGGTCACAGAGGCTGCACAGCGCGTCGCAAGGGGCATGGTGACGGCATTGGCTGTCCAGAACGCGCAAAGCTGGCGTGAGGCCGCTGGCAAGTCAACGCAGGGCAAGCGGATATTCGACCTCCTGCGCACGGAGATGGATGGGCCGGTCGGGATTGTTATGCGAGGGATGGTGGCGCATCACGCCTTGCTCATCCGCACTATGCCCCAGAACATCGCTCAGGACATCGCTTCCCAGATTGCAACGCGCCAGATGCGGGGTGAGCGGGCGGAGACGATAGCGGCAAGCATCTATGAGCGCATCCCTGAGATAACGGCAAGCCGAATTGCGATGCTGGCGCGGACGGAGGTGGGCAGCACTGCGACGGCCATCTCGCGGGCGCGGTCTGAGAATCTTGGGTTGCCCTGTTATGAGTGGCTTTCGTCTGAGGATGTGCGCGTTCGGCCTTCGCACCGCAAGATGGATCACGTCTTAGTGCTGTGGAGCGA